TATACGCGAACGCGCTTGATTTGCACATAGGCGGTGTCTTAACCGTCGTTTCATACGTCACCGTTGCTGGCAACGCGGCAACACTCGGCGCGGTATACAGACCGACCATCGTGAACTCAGCCTGTAACATCTGACCTGCGGCCCATGTGAACTTCGCGCTCTTGCCGCGCGCGCCTGTGATAATATGAAGCCTTCCGTCCATGTATAAATACAGCGTGACGGACTTGTGTCCCGTATTAACGGGCGTGTAAACAACCGACACACCTGCATTAACCGTTTCAAGGAACCCGGATGCTTGAAGCAAATCGCCCACGCGCGGGGCTGTGCCAGCCGCACCAGACCCGATAACGTCAACCTTAAACGACACCTCAACGAACTGCTCGCCCAAGACGGACGGGAGCGTGTCAAGGAACTTCCACTGTGCCGGACGTTCGACAACGCCGAACGTTTCCTTGATCGACGCATCATTTACCAACAGCGCATTATCCGGCCCCGTTGGTGTGGGGTCTGTGCCGTATACCGTTTCCTCTTTGACCAACATAACTGATTTCTTCTTGAGCATTACCATTTTAACGCCTCCTGTTTTACTTAATATGTATAGACATCCACAACCTTTAGGGTCATTGAAATAAGGAAATAATTGCTCGTTGTGCTAAGTTTCCATGAATCATATCTTAATGTCCGTGCGAACGATACCCAGTTAGTCGGATCGTCGATTGCCGTTATAATGGCATCCTTTTTCGTGTGGATAATGTCAAGATTAACCGCGTCGTTCTGGCTGGAACGGTCGAACGCGAACAATATTTCCCACGTCTGGTTATCATATGCACGGTCAGCCAGCGTTTCGGATGCCGTTTCCTGCGAACCTTCAAGGCATTTAATTATGAACGTGCTCCCGTATTCCTGGGATGATACGTCCTCGAATGATTCAATCGCGCTTGCCTCTGAATATCCAAGCGCATTAAGAATGCCGATAATACCGTCTTTAATAATCTTATGGCTCATATTGCCTCTCTTTTAATAGGCTCTTGGTCTTTTGTCGTCTTATCAGCCGGAACAAGCATACACTGGCAATGCTCTTTACACACCGTCATCCCGGTCCTCGGCATCCCTTCGGCTTCCCATTCATCCCACGTTTTAACCTGTCCATGCCGTTCCATACAGTCAGGGCAGGTGTTAATCATGACCGCCACCCACTGATACATAATATCAAGGCCGTTCTCTGCGAATAACGCCGTATCCCGAAGGCGTGCGGTGTTGCCGACAACCGTTGCCTTAATCGCGCTGCGCAGTTCGCCGAATATCCGGCCACCTTCGTTCAAGTCTTTTAATAAGTCGGCCTCTAAAATCTCTGGATCCGCGCCCTGTAATAGCCGTGTCTGGATATATTCCTCGATCGTCATGGCTGTCTTGACGGCTTTTGTCCTCAAGAATATGTCCATTGTTGCCATTTCACGGATGAATAAATCTTCATTTTCCATTGAATTTCCGTATGACCTTGCGATATTTGTCAGTTAAGAAATCGACCGCGCTTTTTTCCATGCCAACATTGATACCAAAGAACCTGAAAAACTTCTTGCCATGTCCAGACTTAACGCCTTCGATCTGTAACTTCCGGCCTATGTCGTAACGCGTTCCAAGTATCGAAACCATGACTTCATTCTTGCCGTGCTTAATGGCGTAAAATGCTCTGCGAAGTTCGCCCTTATCAATCAGCGGTCTGTCGTGTCCTTTAATCTTTATCGTCCTTGCCGACAACGTTGGCATCGGGCCTCCGTCAATGGCCTGACGACTATCAATACCCTTTACCATCATCGGTATAAAAACACGGTTCGCCACCTCAAGCAAATCGCCTTGAGTGATAAACTCATCCGGGAAAACGACATTTGACTTTATTTCTGCTTTAATCATCTAGGATATCTCGATTTATGTCCGGGTTATCGGAATTGTCAATGATTATTTCATCTTTTTTATCAATAGCCTTTGCAACGGCTTCGCCCAGTTTAACCGCCCTCTCAGCCATTGGGTCGATAATGTCGGTCTTAATCATTTCAGCGAACGCCAGCATATACGCTTCAGGGTCTTGCATTAACTCTTGAATGTCGGTATTGTCAACCGCGTCATCGACCTGCTTGATGATCTCGGACTTCATTTCGTCCATTTTATCGAGATGCTTGTGAATAACTTTATCCAACATGGACAGCACCCCATTTCTCGTTAAATATCTTCTCGCGCTCGTTGTTGCTCTTATTATACGCCTCGCGCCCCATGACCCGAATTGACGAGTTTATGGCGTGGTAATACTTTCCTGCGGGTCCGTTAATATGACAGACGTGCTGCTTAAAGCCTGCGGCTTTCATGGTTAAATAAAAATCCAAGTCCTCATATCCGTATCCTGGTCCATACCGTTCGTCGAACCTTACACCTGCGTCGAATATCTCCCGACGATACATCCCATAATAACAGCAATGCCCTTTTGATTCTGTTATATCAACAAGCCGATTACAATATGTTTCATGATGTAGCTCCGTGCCTTTATTCTTTTGATTGCTCCACTTGTTAGGATGAAACCCCAATGCCATAATATCGTGATACGAACACATATAATTATGTAACCGATGAATTGACCCCGGCACAGGAACAACGTCGCCATCTATCATCATAATATAATCACCAAGACTAGCGTCAATGCCTTGATTCTTTCCCTTCGATATACCAAGATTACCTCCGTTAGCAATCGTGGCCAATTTCTCACATCCATCATTTGACCCGTTATCAATAATAATAATCTCATGCCGGATGTCTGGAAAGTCATTGGCGATTACTGCCAAAGTTTCCTTTAACGTGTCAATGGTGTTCCATGTGAGAATGTTTATGCTTATCATGATCTCCCGATTCTTAATTCAAACGGACTGTTGCCCTGTTCCTCGCCGCCTTCAATGTTCCCTGTTTCGTTAGTGTCGTATTCAAGTTTTAACGACGAATAAGCATCCTGGAATTTCTGCCAGTAACTCTTTGCCAATATATCCCATTTGTCATCAAGCTCATCCGACGCGTCAATGGCGATAAAGTGAACCGTGAGGTAGATAAGGATAAACTTTATCTGCGAGCTTTCGAGAATGAGATCCTGACGCTTGCCTGCGTTATAAAGCATATCTTCTATCTTCTCGAAGGACTGCTTTATCTTCCCCGTGAATGACCGGACGGCGCGGTATACGCTCGTTGTGTCAATCGTAACCGAGAACGCGGGCGATACGGTAAACGTTCCTGTGGACTGAACAAACGCCGTGATCGGGCGTGTCTGCCCCGCACCAGTTCCGGCAATAACCTCGATAACCCCGCCCTTCCAGAAGCTATCGGCCTCTTTGCGCTTTGTGTCTACCACTGTCGTCGTACTTCCACCCGTAGCCGTTGCGCTGACCTGATTGGCTATCTTACGGAGTGAATCAAGCTCGGCGTACAGGTCGTCATCCGTTATTGGTATGGACAGGATACTTTTAACAACGTCGAATAGTTGATTCTCATAATACGTCACGCCACCGGACACATACGCCCACGCCGCCTTATAATTTAACCCCGTGTCTGCCGTGTGGACAGCCGTTAAATCATACGTCATTTCGCCCGTCGTGCTGTTTACTGTTGCGGCCGCTGATGCCTGTAATACGGATCCGTCGTTTTTGTATAACACAACCGCCGCTGATGTCGGGATAACGGCCACATTATCAGAGTAAACCGTTAAGCTGAGTGTTCCGACCTTATCTTCTAAAAATTGCTGTTTCATCTTATTCTCCTTTTATGAGCAAGTTCCCACCGTTGTGCAAAGTCCGTCTGTATACTGTTTACACCCACAAGTCGTCGGTGCTGTGGTAGACACGCCCACGTTCCCGTCAGCAATGAATCCAGTCGCTTGGATGGATCCTACCACCTCAAGTTTTTGTCTTGGTAGTGTTGACCCGATACCAATATTTGACGTATTTTCATATACGACGGAATCAACAATGATCGTTCCGGTCTTTGCCTTCTGGATATACCCGGCTGTCATAGGGGCGGACAGTGCGACAGATATTGTTAATAATAAAATAATTAAACACATTGCGATTGTTTTCATATTATTCTCCCATGATTTATGCTGTAAGATTTTCTTTATTTCATTTGGTGTCGGCATTGAATAGCTTTCTTAAGAACTCAGGCATATCTGTATCTTTTAAGTTACACTTGGCACATTTATGATCCTTGAGCCATGTTTTAATACCGCAGAGTGAACATTCGCCGTAACTGTACATTGACACACCATGTCCTATATTTAGTTCATGCGTCCGCATTTGCGGACAAACAATTCCTTCATATGGTTGTTAATTCTTTAACCTATTCCATATATTCGTTATCAAATACTGATGATAATATGTCGCCGCCTAAAGAAAATATCTTTTTATTCGGGTCCCGGTCAACTTGATACCAGAAATCTGACCATACATCATGCGCAAAATTCGGGCTATCAAAATGAATGTCGCTTAACAGATAATAACTAATCGGCTCATTATATCTGTCAAATTCGATCTCGACGACACGATAGTCAAACATCCCGTCGGTTCTCATTTGCCTCCTAGACAACTATTATGGATACCGCCAGTGCTGTTGCCCTACACGCATCCTCGCCTAATAGGTCATACTTCCAAATCCGCACAGATCCACACCTGACCTGCCATGCCACGATATTTACCGCCAGGATCACCGGATGCGACCATAGGAACCCGTGCGCCACAATGCCATAAGTAACCAAAACAGCCGCTATAAGCACGGCAATGGCTATCCGGGTAATGGTGTCCGAACCACCGAACAGCTTGCGGATGTCGGATCCTTCCCCATATCCGAGCGACAGGACGGCCATTAAAGCCAGGATAATGCCACACGCCCACCGTTTACCCCTATCCTTGACAAATAGGCTGTAAATAGAGGCCAATACGGGGATAATATAGCGTCTGGCCGGCTTCCAGCATTGCCCGCCCACCTGCCAGAGGATATTAACGGCTATAATCAGACATATTGCTTGTATCATCCCGACCCGTCTTTCCAAGCGTTTAACTGCTTCTTAAAATGCACCCTCATTTTCTCAAGGTGTGCGTCCGTATAAAACCGATACTCGCCCGTTTTCTCATAGGTCGCTATGATCTGTTCTGCGGCGTAAATGGCGTTGCGCAATATGGCTTTCTCCTTACGTTCAGGGTCGAGCCATACCGCTATAACCTCGGCAATCTTGACCACAGGGGCGATTATCGGGTTCATTTAATCGACGCCCTGACAGTGGCCAGACCGAGTGCCGCAATCAACTGCATAACCCAATCAGGAACAACGATACCCATTGACGCACAGAACGCCAGACCTGCGGCAACAATGGCAACCAAATACGTTTTTTTACCTTCGAGCAATTTCAATAACTTATCCATTTTCTATCTCCCCGTTATTTCCGTGTTTCGTTTCTTCAACCTGTCTTTAAATATCCGAATAACCTGTAAAGCGTCTTGAATTTTAGCCCCAGCCACCATGCTTTCGAGATTTAAAATAATTTGCAAATCGTTTTTCACTTGATCGTGGCAGTCATAGGCTCTCGGACATTCAAGACATTCCATACGAACCTCAATTTAAGCTTGTTGTCGTAGTTACTGTTGTAGCCCCACCCGTCCTTGGAAACATCCCTTGAAGCTCAGAAATGTCAGACGAATTGCGCTCAATCGTTTTGGTCTGCTGTCCCCACAGGTACACGAATCCGCCTATCTGCATTAAAATTGCAACAACAATGCCAAAGAGAGAAACCTTAATTGACATAGAAGCACCTTCAATTGCATCCAGCCTCTTTGTAAGCCATCCAACAGCCTGACAAGTCATGGTCACGTTCTCCCTTACGGCTGGCGTATCTCTTTGGTGTTCCTCGAACTGCCGGAACTTTTCTTGGCAATAGGCATTGATTTCGTGGTCCGACATACTCCCCCTCAGTTAATCGTCAATCCGTTAATGGTTGCGTTGTTAATGGTGACTATGTTGGCGGTAGCCGTGGCTACAAACTCATCCGCCCCTATATCCCAAGTGCCTGTACGGGTTGTGCCGTCGATGTCTGTGGTGAATGTGCCACTTAAATCAGCACCCTTATCTATTGCGTCGGTGTCAGTACTGACAAGATGGAAGTCCTCTGAACCCGCGGTGGTGTTAACGAAGGTTAGGGTCTTGGAGCGATAGGAAGTGTCGGGTGACGTTGCGTCTTTTGAAAGGTTATTTGATGATGTGACGTGCGTGCCAATAGAATAGTCTATATCGTTGTTGTATGCGATATTATTCTTTAGATAATAATTGGAACCGCTGTTTCCTCCACCCGTCGATATGCCAACTCGATTTTTATATACTGTGTTGGAGTAGATATAAGAAGTCATTTCGTAATATTCAGCACAAGATATATGTATAGCCCCAAAAAACTGCTCATTTATTTTCCATCCATAGGCAACGTTATTGTAAATATATTGTGCGTTTACTCTTGCCCACGAACCTAACCCAAATACATATCCAGAATAAATTTCTAAATTCCCATTTAAATATATGATATTATTCTTTACGATCACTCCCTGTTTTTCTCCAAGATTAACAAGGCTTACATAAGAGACTCTCGACGTTCCATACATTTCAAATACCAAGCCGTCTATGGTCGTAAACTCGGTTTGTACATCGACCGCCATAGCAGCGTCTTTGCGTAATTTATACGCCCCGCTCTTATACGCCGTACCATCATGCCTAGCACTGCCCGTCGTGTAGATGTTGATGTACCTTGTTGCGTCGGTCGTGTAGTTGTGAACGATTACGGCTGTGGTGTCTGC